CGCTTGACGTCCCTCCCCACGTGATCTTCACGGTGTACGGTATACGGCATGGCTCGTCGGAAGAAGCGGTCGGATTCGGTCTCTTTTCGGTTGCCGATTGATGTGTGGTCGTTGTTCGTGGAGCAGGCCGAGCATGATGGGTTGTCGTTTGCTGCGTACGCTGAACTGGTGGTACGGCGTGCGGTTCAACAGAGGAAGGCTCAGCAGCGATGAACGAGTTTGATCGGCGGCTGATTCTTGAGGACACGGTGCGGCGGGTGAATGAATGGCTTGATGCTCAGGACCCGGACGTGTCGGGGTCGGCGGTGGCGTCGATGTTGTTGCGGCGGTCGACGGCTGCGGCCGAGCTCGAACAGTTGCCGAACACGGGTGAGCAGTCGAAGCGGGACGAGTTGAAGGCGCGCCGCAAGAAGCGGGAGGCGGCGAGGCGGACTGCGTCGTCGTGACTGTCGCCACGGTCGATTTCGTGTTGCCGGCCGTTCGACGGGAACCTCCCGAACTGTCGTCGACGTCGATCGGGGATGAGATCGTCGAGTTCGCTGAGACATGCGGCATCTTGTTGGACCCGTGGCAGCAGTGGTGCATTCGGATGGCGACCGCCGAACGTGCCGATGGTTCGTGGGCGGCGTTCGAGTGTGGTGTCGTCACGCCGAGACAGAACGGCAAGAACTACTATCTGCGGGCGTTGCAGCTCGGCTACTTGTTCCTCCTCGATGACGAACTGTTGATCCATTCGGCCCACCAGTGGGACACGGTGAACGTGCACCGCCGTTGGGTGATGGAGCTGCTCGAATCACACGACGAGTTCGGTGAACTGTTGAAACCGGTCGACAGGCGCACCGGCCGATCCAAGTCGTTCGTCAACGTGAACGGTGACGAACAGATCGTGTTGACGACCGGCCAATCGGTTGTGTTCAAGACCCGGTCATCAGGCAAGGCTCGAGGGTTCACCGGCGACAAAGTGTTTTTCGATGAGGCCCAGAAGTTGGCGGCCGGATCGATGGGTGACACGGTGCCGGTCCTGTCGACTCGTCCGGGTGCCCAGGTGCATTACACCGGGTCCGCCCCCAACGCCAAATCGGCGGTGTTGCACGCCGTCCGGGTGCGTGGCCGATCCGACAACACCGACGACCGACTGTTCTTCGCCGAGTGGGGCAACGAACCAGACGTCATCGGGCTTGACCCGGACAGCGACGAGTTCCTGGCAGCGATCCGGAACGTCAACCCGGCCGTGTCTGCCGGTCGGATCACCGAGGATTACATCCGTCAAGAAATCCGGACGTTCTCCGGTGACCCCGACCTCGTTGAGGAACACCGCCGTGAACGTCTTGGTATCCCCACGTTCCCCGCCGCTGTATCCGACGCCGGACCGTTCTCACTCGATGTGTGGTCGGCGCTCGCCCAGGTGTCGCAGATTGAAACGGAACGGTCGTGGTCGATCACGATCTCCCCCGACCGTCAATGGGCTGCCCTCGGGGTCGCCGGCCGACGAGCCGACGGACTGTTGCACGTCGAATGGATGGATCATCGGGCCGGCACCAACTGGCTCCTGGACCGATGCGTCGAAGCGTTCCAAGCCCGGCAGATTCCGGTGCATGTGCATGCGAACGGGCCCGAAGCCTCGATGATCGGGGACCTTGTCGAGCGGGGCGTTACCGTAGTCGAAGTGTCCACCGCCGATTACGCTCGAGCGACCGGCCGACTCATCGATGCTGTGAATGGGCGCACCCTCCGCCATTTGGGGCAGCGTTCGTTGGATCAGGCGTTGACCCGTGCCGATCTGAAAACGACGTCGGCCGGGTCGAGTGTGTGGATCGAACGAACCGTCGGTGCCGATATCACCACGTTGAAAGCGGTCACTGTTGCGTTGCACGGGGTCCGCACCGAAACCGATGACGGCGAAGCGTTCGTCGCTACCGTTCTGGGAGGATGACGAATGCCCACCTACATTGATCGTGTAGCCACGAAAGCGACCGAGGTCAGAGTCGTATCGATCCTGTTGTCGCTGATCGCTCTCCCGTTCTATGTGCTCGGGTTCGTGGCGGCCGTGGTGTTCGTGTTGGTGCGATGGTGTGTCGCCGCTGTCCTGGTCGGGTTCTCTGACGCGATGAGCAGGAGCGGACGTGATGATGCTGGCTGATCGGGTGACAGCCCGCACAACTGAGGTCCGCAACAATGCCGATCCGGTATCCCTCGAAGAGTTCGGGGCGTTGCTCGGGCAAACGTCGGGGACGCAGATGAAGTCTCGGGCCGGGACCTCGGTGTCAGCGAAACGGGCGTTGGGTATCTCAGCATGGTATTCGGGGGTGCGGTACATCTCCGAAGTGGTCGCCGGACTCCCAGTTCACCGCTACCGAGACACTCCCGGCGGTCGTGAGCGTCGCGCCGATCCGGAATGGATGCAGCGTCCCGACGTCGAGCAGCCGTGGTACGGATTCGTCGAGTTCGTCCTCATGTCGCTGTTGCATCGGGGCAACTCGTTGGCGTTCAAACTGCGGGCACCCTCGGGACAGGTGATCGGGCTCCGTGAAATCCATCCGGATCGGGCAACGATCGGGCAAGCCCCGGATGGTACGAAACGGTTTCTGATCGACCACAACGAAACGATCTACACCACTCGAAACATTCTCCACATTCCTGGACTCGCATACGACGGCCGGGTCGGCATGAACCCGATCCAGTACGCCGCCGACGTGCTCGGGTCCGCTGCTGCGACCGACGAATACGCCGCCCGGTTCTTCTCGAACAACACGAACCTCGGTGGCATCATCTCCGTCGAACACGCCATGACACAGGCCGAAGCGAAAGACCTGAAGGCAGAATGGGAGCAGTTCCACCAAGGCATCCTCCACGCTCACCGCACCGGGGTCTTGTCGAAGGGTGCCAGGTACGACCGGGTCACCCTCAACGCCGAAGACGCCCAGTTGATCCAGGCCCGCCAATACGGTGTGCTCGAGATCGCCCGCCTGTTGCGTCTCCCGCCGCACAAGTTGTACGAACTGTCCCGGGCGACGTTCTCGAACATCGAACATCAGTCGATCGAGGCGATCACCGACGGCATCCAGCCGTGGTGCGAACGCCTGGAAGCGTTCATCAACTTCGATCCCGACCTGACTCCGCCTCGGACGTTCATCGAGTTCCAGCTCGAGGGTCGTCTGCGGGGCGACACGAAGAGCCGGTTTGATGCCTACCGGTCGGCGATCGGTGGGCCGTGGATGTCGACGAACGAGGGTCGCCGCCTCGAAAATCTGCCTCCAGTCGAAGGGGGCGACGTCGTCCTGCGCCCGCTGGCGATGACCGACACCGAACACCCCCCCGATCTGAACGGAGACGACACATGAGTGCACGTAGCGATTATCGGGGACGCATCCCCAACCTCGTCGCCGAGCTCCGAGCCCGGGCGGAACGCAACGCCCCAGAGGCGGCGGCCCGGTTCACGTCAGGACTGTCGGTCCAGAATGCTGCCGGTGACGAGGCTGTCATCAGGATCTACGACGAGATCTCGATGTTCGGCATCGATGCGCTCGAGGTCGTCGACGCGCTCGACCGGGTGACCGCCCCCCGTCTCCGGGTCGAGCTCAACAGCCCCGGCGGGAATGTGTTCGACGGCATCGCTATCTACAACGCACTTCGCTCGCATCCGGCGCACGTGACGGTCCGTGTCGACGGGTTGGCGGCGTCGATCGCATCGGTGATCGCACAGGCCGGCGACGAACGGGTGATGCAACCGGCCGCCCAGATGATGATCCACAACGCTCACGGCCTCACCGTCGGCGACCACGATGACCACTCGGACATGGCCCGCCTCCTCGAACACCAGGACAACGTGATCGCCAAGGTGTACGCCGACCGGGCCGGCGGCGACCTCGACCACTTCCGTGAGTTGATGGACGCCGAAACGTGGCTGACCGATCAGGCCGC